GATAGTTCGTCCCTTGTCGTTGCTCTTGAGAATTGGTCGCAATAAGGTTGCCCATGGGCCTTGGGCGCCGCCCCAGGGGAAGGTCGTCCGCCCTGCGCCTGCGCAGCCGCAACCACGCAACCGCCGGTTGCGGCATCATGAGGGCGATGGCTGTTCTCAACTCCCGCCAGGGCGCTGCCCTGATCGAGGCGACGACGGGCCGGCAGTGCAGCCGGCAGAATCTGGAGAAGCTGTGCCACCGGGGCCGGCTGGCCCAATCGGTGGTGTCAGCCAGCCCGCTGCGGCTCGACGGCGAGCTGCTGGTGGCCGAGTACCTGGCGAACGTCGACCCCATGCAGGTGGGGGCGGTGAACCACGGGCCGGCGAAGGCCAGGGGCGGCCCGGTGACGCCCCGCCCGCGGCCTGCCCCAGTGGCAGCACCAGCACCGGCGGCGGTGGCCACGCGCCTGGTGGGCGATGGCGACGGCGAGCTGCCGGATTACAACGTCAGCCGGGCCCGCACCGAATACGAAAAGGCCAACCTGCTGGAGCTCGACCGCAAGACAAAGGAGGGCCTGCTGCTGCCGCGCGAGCAGGTGGAGCGGGTCTGGGCGAACGCGATCACGATCGCCCGCACCAAGCTGTTGGGCGTGCCCACGCGGGTGCGGCAGCGGGTGCCCCACCTGACGCTGGAGGAAGTGGCGACGATGGAGGAACTGATCCGCGAGGCCCTCGAAGAACTGGCAGGCGGGGGCAGCGATGGCGACTGATGGCGAGCTGAGGGCCGCGGCCCTGGCGTTCTGGCGGCCACCGCCAAAGCTGAGCCTGAGCCAGTGGGCCGATCAGCACGCCTACCTGTCAGCGGAGAGCGCGGCCGAGGCGGGGAAGTGGCGGACCCTGCCGTATCAGCGGGGGATCATGGACGCCTTCACGGATCCCACGATCGACACGGTGGTGTGGATGAAGTCCGCCCGGGTGGGCGCGACGAAGATCTTCAACCACCTGATCGGGTATCACATCCATCAGGACCCCTGCCCGATCATGGTCTGCCAGCCGACGGTGGAGGACGCCGAGGGCTACAGCAAAGACGAGATCGCCCCGATGATCCGCGACACGCCGGCGCTGCGGCCCCTGGTGAGCGACCCGAAGGCCAAGGATGGATCGAACACGATCCTGGCCAAGACCTACCCCGGCGGCACCCTGGGCATGGTGGGGGCCAACAGCGCCCGGGGCTTCCGCCGCGTCAGCCGGCGGGTGGTGCTGTTCGACGAGGTGGACGGCTACCCCGCCAGCACTCCCGAGGGCGATCAGATCAAGCTGGGCATCAAGCGGTCGGAGTATTACTGGAACCGAAAGATCGGGATCGCCAGCACCCCGACCACGAAAGGGTTCAGCCGGATTGAACGATGGTTCGAGCGCACGGACCAGCGCCGCTATTTCGTGCCCTGCCCCGAGTGCGGGACCCATCAGGTGCTGCGCTGGGGCCAGATGAAATGGGAGCCCGACCGGCCGGAGACGGCGGCCTATGAGTGCGAGAACTGCGCGGCCCTGATCCCCCACAGCCGTAAGCGGTGGATGGTGGAGCGCGGCGAGTGGAGGGCCACAGCCCAGGCCGATGCCCCGGGCATGGTGGGCTTCCACCTGTGGGCGGCCTACTCATTCAGCCCGAACGCCACGTGGGAGCAGCTGGTCCGCGAGTTCCTCGAGGTGAAAGGCGATCGCGATCAGCTGCGCACGTTCGTGAACACGGCCTTGGGCGAGACGTTCGAGGACCTCGACGCCAGCAGCCAGACGCCTGAGGCCCTGGCCGCCCGGCGGGAGGACTACGAACCGGGGGCCTGCCCCGAGGGCGTGCTGCTGCTGACGTGTGGCGTCGACGTGCAGGGGGGCGGCGGGTCGCTGGGCGAGCGGCTGGCGGTGAGCGTGTGGGGCTGGGGCCGCGGCGAGGAATCCTGGCTGGTGTGGCATCAGGAGATCCACGGCGACCCGACCCGACCGGAGGTGTGGGCGCAGCTCGACAGCGTGCTCGAGGCCAGCTGGCAGCGGGCCGATGGCGTGGAGCTCAAGATCACCCAGACCGCCGTCGACTCTGGCGGCCACGCGACCGCTGAGGTGTACGCCTACGCCCGCGAGCGGCGGGCCCAGGGCGTGGTGGCGATCAAGGGCAGCAGCGTGCGGGGGGCGGTGCCGGTGGGCAAGGGCAAGCCGGTGGACGTGAACGCCCGGGGGAAGGTGCAGAAGCGGGGCGTCACCCTCTACATGGTCGGCACCGACACGATCAAAACGACCCTGATGGCGCGGCTACGCCACAACGCGCCGGGGCCGGGGTTTCTCCACTTCGGCCTGGCGGCAGACGATGACTTCTTCCGCCAGCTGACTGCGGAGCGGGTGCAGGTGCGCAGCCTGCGGGGGTTCCCGGTGCGGCAGTGGGTGAAGAAACCGGGCGATCGAAATGAGGCCCTCGACACCCTGGTGTATTCCTACGCCGCCCTGCAGCTGGTGGCGCGCCGCTACAACCGACAGCGGTTCTGGGAGCAGCTCGAGGCCCAGCTGCTGGGGCGGCAGCAGGGGCCAGCACCGTCAGCGGCCGAACCGGAGCGACCCAGGCGCAGGCCGCGGCCTGCTGGCCCGTCGTTTGTGAACGGCTGGTAAGCCTCCGTAGACTGAGACAACGGCGGATTAGGGGAGGCGATGGGGCTGCCTAGCAGGATTAGGGCAGGCGATACTGTGCGATTCACGATCCCGGCAGGCGTCGACGACCTGGGCGCGGCGATCGAATCCTCGACCTGGGCGGCGGTGGCCTTCTTCCGCTTCAACAAAGCGGCCGAGGGCGTGACCGTGAACGGCACGGCCCAGGACGGCGGGGGCTGGCTGTTCGAGATCAGCGCCACCACCAGCGCCACCATGGACGCCGGGGAATGGTTCGGCCAGGTGCGCGCCACCCTGGGCGCTGCAGCGGCGACGCTGGCCGCCCAGCGGGTGGAGGTGCTGCCGAGCCTCAGCTACACCGGCACGCCGGCCGCCTTCGACGGGCGCTCTGCTGCAGCGGTGGAGCTGGCCGAGGTGCAGACCGCCATCCGCGCGCTGGTCAGCAGGGGGGCCCAGGCCTACACGATCGGCAGCCGCAGCTATACGGCCCTCGACCTAGGTCGGCTGACGGCAAGGGAGAGCCAGTTGAAGGCGATCGTCGCCAGGGAGAAGGCGGCCGAGCGTGTGGCCGCCGGCCTGGGTGACAGCCGTGATCTGTTCGTGAGGTTCTGACGATGGCCAGCAGGAAGAAGGCCCAGGGCCAACCCGTCGAGGGCGTGCCGACCACGCGCCGGCCGCGGCGCGGGAGCCGGCTTTACGCCGGAGCGAAGGTGACGCGCCTCGAGGCCGACTGGGTGACGAGCTCCACCAGCGCGGACGCCGAGATCAGCAGCAGCCTGGTCCGGCTGCGCGACCGGGCCCGCCAGCTGGTGCGGGATAACGACTACGCCCGCGCGGCCCTGCGGGCGATCGTGTCGAACGTGGTCGGGACCGGCATCAAGCTGCAGGCTCAGGTGCCGATGCAGCGCGGGAAGGGCCGGCTGGATCAGGCGACGAACGACCGCATCGAAGCGGCCTGGGCCCGCTGGGGCCGGGCGACCACATGCCACGTGGCCGGGCAGCTGGCCTGGCAAGACGTCGAGCGGCTGGTGATGCGCTCCACCGCCGAAGCCGGCGAGGTGTTCGTGCGGCTGGTGCCCCAGGCGTTCGGCGGTGGGCAGACGGCCCTGGGCCTGGAGATCATCGAGGCCGACCTGCTCGATGAGAAGGTCGACGGCAGCGGGGCGGGAGTTCCTGGCCAGCTGCCCGGGGGCGAGTGGCGGCTGGGCGTCCACGTCAACGACTGGGGCCGGCCGATCGAATACGCCTTCCTGACGAGTCACCCCGGCGACAGCCAGGGGCGATCGGTTGCCGCGCGGCGCGTGCTGGTGCCGGCCGAGCAGGTGCTCCACATCAAGCTGACCGACAGGCCCGGGCAGACCCGGGGCGTGACGTGGTTCGCCTCAGCGATCAGGCAGCTCCACCAGCTGGCGGGCTTCATCGAGGCCGAGGTGGTGCGGGCCCGCGCCAACAGCAGCCTTATGGGTTTCGTGCTGACGGATGGCGACGCTGCAGGCGAGGCCCTGGGCGAGGAAGTCGAGGGCGAATACGTGACCCAGTTCGAGCCGGGCGTATGGAAAACGCTGTTCCCTGGCCAGCGGGTGGAGGTGCCACAGCTCGACGCACCGGACGGCCAGCTGGAGCCGTTCGGCCGGTTCATGCTGCGCAGCATGGCTGCGGGTGTGGGCGTCAGCTATGAGGCCATCAGTTCCGATTTCAGCCAGACGAACTACAGCAGCAGCCGCCTGAGCCTGCTGGCTGAGCGCGAGCAGTGGCGGGCCCTCCAGAAGCAGCTGATCCGCGACCTCCACCGGCCGGTGTTCGCCGCCTGGCTACGGGCCGCGGTGCAGGCCGGCGAGCTCAGCCTGCCCGGTTACGACGTGGCGCCGGAGCGATTCGAGGACGCCATGCGATGGGTGCCCCGCGGGTGGGAATGGGTTGATCCAGAGAAGGAAGGCGCGGCCTACCGCGACGCGGTGCGGAATGGCTTCATCACCCGAGCCGAGGTGGTGATGAGCCGCGGCGGCGATTGGAACGACACGATCGAGACGCTGGCCAATGAGAAGGCCGAGCTGGATGAACTGGGCCTGGTGCTCGACACTGACCCCGCCCACGATGCGGGAGCACCCGGCAGCGCCCCGCCTGCTGCGCCCGATCCCTCTACGCCTGCGGAGCCTGACAACGCCGGTAGCATGGGCGCAGATCCCGCCACAGGTTGATGGATTCGCGCGACTTCACCGGGCAGCAGCTACACCGCTTCACGGCGGTGGATGCTCGCGCGCTGGGTGAAGATCGTTCGCTTGAGTTTCCGTTCAGCTCCGAGCTGCCCGTCGAGCGGTGGTTCGGTTCGGAAGTGCTCAGCCATCAGCCTGATGCTGTGAACCTGGCCCGCCTCAACGACGGCGCCCCGGTTCTGTGGAACCACGATCCCGGCGCCGTTATCGGTGTCGTGGAGCGTGCCTGGCTCGACGGTGAGAAGGCCCGCGGCTATGCCCGGGTTCGGTTTAGCCGCAACGACCTGGCGCAGCAGATCGTGTCGGACATCGCCGACGGGATCCTGCGCAACGTCAGCGTGGGCTACACCATCGCCGACGCAAAGCCAGGCGCAGACGGCCAGGTGATCGCCACGCAATGGGAACCGATGGAGGTGAGCATCGTCTCGATTCCAGCGGACCCGAGCGTGGGCATCGGGCGCAGCATGGCGCCCACCCCGGCTACGGCCACCCCCACCCCCACCCCTTCCCCCATTCCGATGGAAGACAACACCCCCAACCTCGAGGAGGTGCGGGCCCTGGCCGCGGCCGAGGAGCGCACCCGAGTGGCGACCATCCACAACCTGACCCGCGAGCATGGCGTCGAGCCGCTGGCGCAGGATCTGATCGAGCGCGGCACCAGCGTGAGCGATGCTCAGGCGCTGGTGCTGGGCGAGCTGGCGAAGCGTGCCAAGCAGCCTGCTACGGCCAAAGCCCCTGCGACTGCGCAGGCACAGCCGATCGCTTCGGGCCCCGTCGACCTGGGCCTCTCCGATAAGCAGGTGCGCGAGTTCTCGTTCATCCGCGCGATCCGCGCCCAGGCCTTCCCCAACGACCGCAAGGCATGGGAGGACGCCAGCTTCGAGCGCGAGGTGAGCGAGGCCCTGCAGGCCAAGACCGGCCGCAGCGCCCAGGGCTATCTGGTCCCCGATCAGGTGCTCCAGCGTGACCTGACCATTGGCACCGCTTCGGCTGCTGGTGATCTGGTGGCGACCGACTTCCGCGCCGGTTCGTTCATCGAGCTGCTGCGCAACCGGATGGCCCTGGATTCCCTGGGCGTGACGATGCTCACCGGGCTGACTGGCCCCGTGGCGATCCCCCGCCAGACCGGGGCCGCGACCGCCTACTGGGTGGCGGAAAAGGGCACCCTCACCGAGAGCAACCCCACGGTTGATCAGGTGAACATGACGGCCAAGACCCTGGGCGCTTACACCGAGTTCAGCCGCCGTCTGCTGCTGCAGAGCTCCCTCGACGTGGAGCAGATGGTGCGGGCCGAGCTGGCGACCGTGATCGCGCTGGAGATTGACCGTGCCGCCCTCTATGGCCTGGGCACCACCAACCAGCCCCAGGGCCTGAAGAACGTCACCGGGATCAACACCGAGGATTTCGGCGCCGCGGCCCCCACCTACGGGGAAGTCGTATCGATGGAGACGAAGATCAACGCCGACAACGCCGACATCGGCAGCATGGCCTACCTCACCAACTCGACCACCTTCGGCGGCTTCAAGACCACCGAGAAGGCGAGCGGTACGGCTCAGTTCCTGCTGGAGCCCGGCGGCACCGTCAACGGCTACCCCGCCCGCCGCTCGAATCAGGTTGCCTCTGGCGACGTGTTCTTCGGCGTGTGGAACCAGCTGATCATCGGGATGTGGAGTGGCGTTGATCTTCAGGTCAATCCTTACGCCCTCGACACGTCCGGCGGCATCCGCGTCACGGCCTTCCAGGACCTCGACATCGCCGTGCGTCACCCCGAGGCGTTCTGCCGCGGCAACAACACCCTGTGATGTGAGCTGATCTGATGCTGCTCGAGATTCTCCGCGACACGTCGATTCAGGGCCGCCCCGTGAAAGCTGGGGAGGTACTGGAGGTGGCCGAGCGGGACGCGCGTTTTCTGATTGCGATCAGGAAGGCGCGGCCGGCCCAGGAGCCGCCCATGGCCGTGGAGATCCTCGAGCAGCCAGCCAGCCCTGGGCCGAAGGCGGCCCGCACCCGCAAACCCCGCACCACCTGAGGCCATGGCCATTCATCCCGCCACGCTGGAGAAACTCCAGCACTTCGCCCTCTGCGCCGCCACCATCACGGCGATCGGCGATCAGACCGGCGTCGACATCTCCGACTACGAGGGCGACATTCAGCTGATCCTGAACGCGACGGCGGCCGGCAGCGGCGCGACGTTCGATTGCCGGATCGAGCACAGCGACACCCTCGGCGGCACCTACGCGGCCGTCACCGGCGGCGGCTTCACCCAGGTCGGGAACGCTGCAGCCAAGGAGGTGATCACCCTCAACGCTGACGCGCTGAAGGCGTTCGTGCGGTTCAGCGTCACCAGTGACGCCGGCACCGGCTCGAGCTCCATGATCGTGAACGGCATCGGCCTGAAGAAATACGGCTGATGTTCACCGAGGATCCCGATCTGTTCCTCGCCGATTTCGGCGTCAGCGTCACAGCTGGCGCCGTTTCTGGCGTGGGGATCCTCGACATGCCGGGCGAGGTGATCATGGACAACATGGTGATTTCGACGGACTACACCCTGCGGGTGCTGGCTTCGGAGTTTGGCGGCCTGGGCTACGGCTCGAGCATCACCGTGGGCGGTGTGGCCTACACCGTGCGGGAAAGCCGGCTACTTGATGACGGAGTGTTTCTGGCCCTGAGCCTGCAAAAAACATAGGAGGATCACATCATGGCGACACTGGTCCCCGCGATCCGGGTCAATAAGCCAAACACCCCAGACGAACTTGACGACCTCTACTTCCCCGCGCCTGTGGTGCCGGGGCTGGAGATCCCCGCCCACGACTATCTGAGCTGCAGCTACACCGGCAGCAACCTGACGGGCGTGGTCTACAAGAGCGGCGGCGCCAGCGGCACGGTGGTGGCTACTTTGACGCTGGCGTACGACGGCAGCAACAACCTCGCATCCGTCACCAAGAGCTGAGCCATGGGCTGGAAATTCAACCCATTCACGGGCACGCTGGACGAGGCGGGCGGCGGCGGCAGCGGTACCCCCAGCGGCTCTGACACTCAGGTGCAGTTCAACGACGCCGGCGCCTTCGGCGGTGACGCCGACTTCACATACAACAAAACCACCAACGCCCTGAGCCTCGGTGGTGATCTGACGCTCAGCGACGGCGGCTCGTTCACCACCACGCTCCAGACCATCACCCCCACCGCCAACCGCACGGTGTCGTTCCCGGACGCCACGGGCACGCTGGCACTGGTCGGCGGCTCCAGCACCCAGGTGCTGTACAACAACGGCGGCGCCCTCGCTGGCATCAGCACCCTCACTTTCGACGGCACAAACGTCACCCTGGCGGGCCGCCTGATCAATAGCTACACCAGCCTCGCCAGCTCCCCCGCCAAGGTCTTTACCGGCACGTGGTTCACCGGCGGCACCGCCACCACGACGAAGCCCCACTTCCTGATCGAGCCGGCTGGCACCACCTCCACCGCCTGGAGCACCAGCGGCACGGGGCTTGGCGTCAACGCGGCCAGTGGCTTTGCGGGCCGGCTGCTGGATCTGCAGCTCAATGGCGTCACCCGCTGGGCCCTCAATGCCACGGGCGTGGTGATGGCAACCCAGCCCACGCCGGCTGCCGTCAACACCACGGCCACCCTGACGATCGCCAACATCCTCACCGGCATCATCACCACCACCACAGCTGCTGCCGTGGACATGACCCTGCCCACCGGCACCCTCATGGACGGCGGCTTCACAGCGCCTTTCACCGACATGGGCGTGCTCTGGAGCGTCATCAACACCGGCTCCAATGCCGCCACGCTGCTGGCCGGCGCCAGCCACACCATCGTCGGCGCTGCTGCGGTAGCCGCCGGAACGTCGGGCCGCTTCATCTCCAGGCGAACCGGCGCCACCACCTGGGTCACCTACCGAGCATCCTGACCATGACCATCACCATCACCCTCCCCTCCACCCGCGCCACGGACGGCCTGATCGAGGCCGCCAACCGCAACGGCACCACGCCCGAAGCCCTCGCGCTGGAGCTGCTGGCGCTCCAAGGCAAAAGCTACGCCGACTTGTACAAGATCGGCGTCATCACCTCTGCCGCCTTCATCGCCCGCTTCACCCCCGTCGAATACGCCGGCATCCTCGCCGCAGCCGAGACCGACGCCACCGTTGGCGGCTTGCTCGCCACCCTCCTCTCCGAGCCTCTGGTGAATTTCGACGACCCCCGCCTCGCCCCCGGCCTGCAGGTGCTGGTGGACGCCGAACTGCTGGCGCCGGAACGCGTTACGGTACTCCTCGCCTACGACCGGCCCGTGGCACAGGAGGCGCCGTGAGTCTGAGGATCGCCAAGCCCACGGGGTCTGCGCTGCGCCTGGCGAAGCCGACTGGGGCCTCGGTGCGTATCACGCCGTCTTGGCAGATGCCCGACGACCCAGACGCTGCGACCTACATCGCTGCCGTCGAAGCAGCAGACGGCCAAGCGCTCGAAACCGCCACCCGCATGGCGATCAATGCCTTCGTCAAGGGGTGTAAGGCGGACGGCACCTGGCCGGCACTGAAAGCCTCGTGCATCCTCGCTGGCGCCAGAACGTTGAGTGGGGCGCTGGTGCCACTGGTGGGGGCGGCTCCGACGAACTTCAACTTTGTGAGTGGCGACTACAACAGGAAGACGGGGCTGGTGGGGGATGGGAGTACGAAGTACCTTAGCAGTAATCGGAGCCACGGATCAGAGCCCCAAAACTCACGGCACCTTGCGTGTTATGTGAGCGAGCTAAACACGAACCAACCCAATCCTGCTTTAATGGGCTCAGCCTATACGGCGACCGGATGGTCTTACCTTATCAGTCGATCAGCCACAGGATCACCAGCAAATAGGTTTGAGTTTGGCCTCGTTCAGGGTACCTACCCAGCTGGGGTGGCCAGATCAACTGGCTTTGTCGGGGCATCACGAAGCAGTGCGTCAGAAATAGCAGGACGGGCTGGTGGCGCGTCGGCGCTCTACACAGCGCCCAGTCAGACCCCCAACGCCGGCAACGTAAGTGTATTTCAGGGCTCTACCTTTGCGCATGATCGGGTAGACGCCCGCCTCGCCTTCTACTCCATCGGCGAGTCGCTCAACCTGACTCTCCTCGACGCCCGCGTCACGGCGCTGGTGGCCGCGTTCGCGGCGGCGATCCCGTGAGGGCGGCCCCGCTGGCTGGCGCCGATAGACTGCCCTCAGCCTGCGCAGACGGATTTCCGCGCCCATGACCGCGATCAAACGCGAGCGCATCCTGGCGGCGGTGGCCTCAGCCCTGGCGACGACGACAGGCGTCAGCGGCCGGGTCTACCGCTCGCGGGTGGAAGCCTTCGCCCGCAATGATGCCCCGGCGATCGTGATCGAGCCCGGCGACGACGTGCCGGCCGAGCCGCCCGTGAGCGGCTGCAGGATCGACTGGCGCCTCGACGTGATGGTGCACGTCCACACCCGCGGCCCGATCCCTGAGCAGCTGGCGGCGCCGATCGTCGCCAGCCTCCACGGCCTGCTGATGGCCGACCGCACCCTGGGTGGCCTGGCGATGGAGACATGGCCGGGGCCGGTTCAGCACCAGCGCGAGCAGGGCGACGCCACCGCCGGCTGGACTTCCTGCCGGTACGTGGTGCGCTACCGGACCACGGTCAACGATCTAACGAGCTGAGGCTATGGCAATCACACGCGGCCGGCTGGCCGAGATTCAGACGATCCCCAGCACGGTGGGATCGCTTTACGCTAATTCAGCCTCGACGATAACCTTCGTAAAAGGCTTGACCCTGTTCAATTCCAACACCACCACCGAGGTGGTGAAGCTCTACCGGGTGCCCGATTCCACCGGCAGCCTGGGAACGGCGGCGGTGACGAACCAGTTCCTCGAGATCAGTCTGGCGGCCCTCGAGACGTTTGTGTTCGAGTTCCCCGGCGATGGCGCCGTTCTAGAGGACACGAACGACAGCATCCAAGGGGTGACCACCACGGCCTCAAAGGTCACGGTCCAGATCCACGGCGTGAAGGACGTTTGAGCCATGCCTGCAGGAGCACGCCGCAGCGCACGCCGAGAGGTGACATACGGAGAGCAGGGGCTGAGACTTCTGCCTCTGACGCGGATCCGTGGCGTGCTGCCCGCCGCCAAGTGGACAACTGGCGTCGGATCTATTACCTACAGCAATTCCGACCGAACCGCGACAGGATCGGGCAACTCCGAGAAAAGCGTTTACACAACAACCGCCAAGAGTTCGGGCAAATGGTACGCGGAGCTTTCCTATTTCACGGGGGCAGCCAACCGCGAGGACGATGAATTCTTCGGCGTGATCGCCAATACTGGATTCTATCCAGGGCAGTCTGGCAGCAGCGGATTCGGAACAGCCGACACTCGCGGCATGGTGAACAACGCAGGCGGCAGCACGTCGGGGACGCTGCCCAGCTGGAGCAGTGGAACGAACGTTTACATGGTTGCCGTTGACTTCGACAACAAAAAGGCATGGCTTGGCCTGAACGGATCATGGACAACCAGCTCGGATCCTGCCGCCGGCACCGGGGCGAACGTATCGGCATGGACTGGCACCCCGTCATTCAGGGTTGCGACCCGCGTGTTCTACAACTCCGACGCGGTGACGATCGTTGAAAGCCAGGCCTATCGGCCGTCTGGCTTCGAGCCGTGGGACAGCTGAGCCCCGCTGGGCGGCCTCGCTACGATGGGGCCATCCTCTGCGCCTGCGCAGCGTGAGCAAGACACCACCCCCGATCCCGCCGCGGCCCCGTGAGGGCGGGTCCTACGTGCTCGACGCGAAGGCCGGGCGGTGGGAGAGGCAACCCGCCGCAGACGAACCCACTCCCGCCCCTCTGACCGAGGCCCAGGACAATGCCGCTGACGTATAACCGCCTGATCCTGGCGAAGGCTGAGAGCTCCTACGGGTCGGTGCCGAGCCCGGCGCCGGCCGGGACGGACGCCATCCGGGTGATGAACGATCTCAAGCTCTCGCCGCTCCAGATGGAGCTGGCAGAGCGCGACATCCTGGGCCCCTACGTGGGCAGCCGGCCGCGGTACGTAACCCAGAAGCTGGCCCAGATCGAGTTCAGCTTTGAGCTGGTGGGCAGCGGCACCGCTGGCACCGCGCCAAAGTGCGGCCTGTTCTTCAGGGCGGCGGGCTATGGCGAGACGATCGTGGCCAGCACCAGCGTGACCTATGCGCCGATCGGGGCCTCCTACGAAAGCCTTTCCATCGACGTGCGCCACGGCGGCAAGAAACACGTTCTTTCCGGCGTGCGCGGCGAGCTGAGTTTCGAGCTCAAGGTGGGCGCCCTGCCCATGGGCAAGTTCACCGGCCTGGGCTTCTACACCCTGCCCACCGACGCATCAAACCCGTCGCTCACCTACAGCAGCCAGGCCGAGCCCCTGTTCGTGGGCGCCGACAACACCACCCCGGTGGAGGCGTTCAGCTACGGGGTCTGCCTGGAGTCGTTCACGTTCAACAGCGGCCGGTCGCCGAAGTTCCACCAGCGGGCCGGGTGCACCAAGCAGATCAGGATCGACACGGAGCGCAAGCCCGAGGGCGAGATCATGATCGAATCCCCGACCATGGCCCAAAAGGACTTCTTCACCGCCGCGGCCGGCCAGACCCTGGGGAACATCGAATGGACCCATGGCACCACCGCCGGGAACATCGTCTCGTTTGCCGCTCCGACCGTGAGCCTGGGCGATCCTGAGTACGACGACGGCGACGGCGTGGAGCTGCTCAAGCTGCCGTTCCTGCCGATCCCCGACGCGAGCGACGGCTACGACGACCACGAGTTCGTGTTCACCTGATCCCTACGCCTACGCAGCCCGAATGGCCTTCATCCTCGATCAGTCCCCGTCCTACTCCTGGCCCGTCACCGTCAAGGTCCCCCAGGACGGGGGCCGTTTCCGGTCCTACACCTTCGAGGTGGAGTTCGCCCGGGTGAGCCAGGAGCGCCGCGAGCAGCTGGGCCGTCAGCTGCTGGTGCAAAAGGGCCGGATCGAGGCCGGCGACCTCGAGGGCGAGCTGCTCACCCCGCGCCAGATCGCCGCCGAGCTGGTGGTGGGCTGGAGCGGGATCCTCGACAGCGAGGAAAAGGACGCCGCCCCGGTGCCATTCAGCGAGAGCACCCTGGCCCAGCTGCTGAACGTGGGCGACGTGGCCGACGCCATCCTGGCGGCTTGGAACGAGAGCATCCCCGGGGCCAAGGCAAAAAACTGACAGCCGCCGTCGAGCACTGGTTCGGCGGCGGGGGGCAACCAAACCCAGACCTGCTAGAGGATGCCAAGGCCTACAACCTCGAGCTGCCGCCCGAGGCCCTGGCGCCGGTGGACTTCCCCGTGTGGGCTGAGAACTGGCCGGCGGTGGAGCTGTTCCTGCGCTGCTCGACGCAGTGGCGCAGCGGTGAACCCAGCGCCCTGGGGCCGTGCGGGGTCTACGGCCTGGACTATCAGGCAGTGCTGAGTGTCGGTAGCCTGTATCTGCCTGCTGAGTCGAACATGCGCGAGGTGCTCGAGGATCTGCAGGTGATGGAGCGGCGGGCGCTGGAGCTGGCCTACGAACGCGCAGCGCAGGAGCGGAGCCGCTGATGGCAACGACGCTGAGCGCGCTGCTGAACATCAAGGCCAACGTCCAGGGCGAGGGTGCTGTCGGAGCTCTGGGCCGCAGCATCGGCGGGCTGCAGAGCAAGGCCGCCGCGGCGGCCGGCGGGCTCAAGGCGTTGACCGGCGCCGCAGGGATGGGCGGCTTGGCGGGTGCCATGGGCACTCTGACCCCGTTGCTTTCGGCCGCGGGCCTGTCCGCCATGGCGGGATCGGCGATCAATGCAGCCGACAACATGAACGACCTAGCGCAGAAGACTGGAGCCAGTGTTGAGAACCTGAGCAAGTTTCAGCAGGCCGCCAATGCAGGGGGAACCAACATCGACGCGGTGGGTAAAGCCCTGGTGAAACTGAATAGGGGCCTGAGCCAGCTGGCGACCGAGGGCAAAGGTCCAGCAAAAGACGCCCTGCTCGCTTTGGGCATCAGTGCCACAGACGCCCGCGGCAAGATGCTGAGCGCAGATGAGATCATGCTGCGCGTTGCTGACAAGTTCAAGTCCATGCCCGACGGCGCGGCCAAGACCGCTGCGGCGATGAACCTGTTCGGCAAAGCTGGCGCCGACATGATCCCGATGCTGAACGGAGGGCGCGCTGCAATCGAGGGCCTGTCAGCAACGATGACGACGAAGTTCGCCAAGGGGGCGGATGAACTGAACGACAAGATGGCGGCGCTGCAGGCAAAGCTGATGGCCGTCGGCGTCGAGATCGGGACGGCCCTGATGCCATTGCTTAACACCCTTACTGATGCAGTGACGGCGCTGGCTAATGCCTTCGGCGCCCTGCCGGGTCCGCTGCAGTCGCTGATCGGTGGGATCGCGCTGCTGGCGATTGGGTGGGCGGCCCTGGCACCGGCAATCTCGGCCACGATTTCGGTGTTCTCTGCCCTGGGCCTGTCGCTGGGCGGCATCAGCGGCGTGCTGGCGACGATCGCCGGCTGGCTGCCGGTGGTGACCGGCTTCTTCTCCGGACTCGCCACCGTGCTGGCTGGGCTGATCACCTGGCCGGTGGTGCTGGTGGCTGCCCTGGTGGCGGCGGGCGTGGCGATTTTCGTGTTCCGCGATCAGATCGCCGCCTTCTTCAAGGGGGCGGTCGAGATGCTCATGGGCGTGATCGACACGGTTTGGCAGATGGGCGAACCGATCCGCCAGTTCTGGGCCGACCTGTGGGGCAGCCTGATGGATCTGACCGCGCCGTTCTTCGAGTGGATCACCGAGGCGTTCGGCGCGACGTTCGCCAGCCTGATCGAGCTGCTCTATCAGGTGTTCATCAACCCCTACGTGGAGGCATGGAAGGGGCTCCAGCTGGTGGCCGCCAGCCTGCTGACCTGGCTGCAGAACGCCTGGGCATCGTTCGGCAAGTGGATCGGCGGGATCTTCACTGCCATCGGCGACACGTTCCGCAAGTTCGTGGTGGATCCGCTCACCAAGGCCTGGCGATTCATCATCGACACCGGCAAGGCCGCCCTGCGGGGCCTGCTGGGCTTTGCGGTGGACATCGTCAACGGCGTGATCAAGGTGATCAACGGCCTGATCGACGCGCTGAACCGGGTCCGATCCGCCGTGGGGCGCAGCACCCTGAACAAGCTCGGCCTGCTGAGCGTGCCGAAGTTCGCAGAAGGCGGATTCGTGACCGGCCCCACCCTGGCGATGGTGGGAGACAACCCCGGCGGGCGCGAGTACGTGATCCCCGAGGGCAAGGCTGCAGGGTTCGCCGCCAACTACATGGCCGGTGCCCGGGGGGCGGCCGCCATTCCCACCACCAGCGGCGGGGCGTCAACCGCCGGCGGCGCTGCTGGCCCCGTGACCGTGAACCTCAGCACCGGCCCGATCATGCAGACGGCCGACGGCCAGCGCAGCGTGAGCCTCGAGGAGGTGGAGCGGCTGGTGCGCGACGGCGTGAGCCAGACCATCCGCCAGCTGCGCACGCCGGCCGGCCGCTACGCCACGGGGGTGCGCTGACATGGCACGCGGCCAGGCCCAGTACCTGCGAATCTTCGACGGTGGCGCCACCTACCTGCGGGCGCAGAACTTCTGGGTTAATTCCAGCGTCATTCGTGCCGGCAACGTGTGGAGCTGGCTCCCGTTCGACTTCGACGGCTACGTGGAGGGCAGCAGCGGCGACGAGGGCGGGGTGAGCATCACCCTGCCGGCCACGGCCCTGGTGATGGAGGAACTGACCA